CTGAGGAATGGCTAAATGAGTTAAGTGATTTATATAGATCTAATAAAGTTTACAAAGAGATGAGAGATAATGAGCCGATAATTGGCGCGATAATGTTTGCCACGGATATGTATATTAGGAGAGTAAAATGGTATGTAAAGGCGGGCGGAATTAGCAATGAAGCATTAATTAAGGCAGAATTTTTGGAAGAATGCATAAAAGATTTTGATTGCCAAAACTGGAATGACATAATAAGTGAAGCTCTATCTATGTTGGTTTTCGGATGGAGCACGGCAGAAAAAGTTTTCAGATTGAGAAATGAAAAAAGTGGCTCAAAATATACGGATAATAAAGTGGGATGGAAAAGATGGGGATTCCGAGCACAAGAGACATTATATTCTTGGAATTTTAAAGATGGTCAAATAGAAAGCATGGTGCAACAAGACCCTAACAATTTTAATTATATTACTATTCCTATGGAAAAAATACTTCTGTTTAGAACAAAAGTGTATAAGGATAATCCACAAGGGAGAAGCCTGTTTAGAAATGCATTTCGGCCTTGGTGGTTCAAAAAACATCTTGAAGAATTTGAGGCTATTGGATTAGAGCATAGCGCCACAAATATTCTTGTTGGGTGGCTGCCGAAGCAAGTTATAACTGGTTCGACTGATGCAAGCCTTGCAAGTAATTTTAAGGATGCACTCAAAAAAATTCAGACGGGACAGGGTTCAAGTATTTTAATTCCACTTGAATATGATGGAGACGGAAAAAAGAAATATGATTTGACAGTATTAGATACGGCAGGAAGTAGCAATAAAATTAGTCAGTTGGGGCTAGTAATTGAAAGGTATGAAACCAGAATTGCCCAAACTTGTCTATATGAGGTTATGATGGTGGGTACTGGAAAAACTGGTAGCTACAGTTTAGCTGAAAGTAAAAGTAATAGTTTTGTTTTGGCACTTTCTACATTTTTGGAGATAATTAAGAATATTATTAATGAAAATGCAGTAAATGAATTGTTTAAGCTCAACGGGGATAATATGCAGGAGTTGCCAACTATTGAGTTTATGCCAATTGTTAAGGCAGATTTAAAGGAAGTTGGAGAATATTTGAAAAATCTTGCAACATCAGGAGCGCAAATTTGGCCGAACCGTGCACTATCTAAATTTATTATGGAAATTGCCAATATGCCAGTACCGACAGATGAAGAGCTAGAAGAAAATTTAGAAGGTACTGAAAACGACAAAACACTTATGGACGAAGAAGAAGAAAATGAAGAAGATACGGAAGTGACTGTAAATGAGGAAACTTGAAAAAGCTTCCTTACCAAATGAGGATATTTGGCCGGAAATACTGGAAGTTGCCGATAAATATAATAATGCTGCTACGTTAGCAGCCATTGCAACTTTGTTAAGTATTAAAAGTAAAGTAGGTAAAAAATTTATAAAAGTTATCGAGAGTAATGATGATAGAGTTTTAAATAATTTTTTAGATAATGTTACTTTGGATGGGAAAAAATTAAAGGTTGTTGAAAAAAAAATGGCAAAAGAAGTTAGTGAACTTATTAATAATAAATATAATTTTGGAGTTGATATAAAGAGTTTAGCTATTGATAAGTATGTTGATGAACATGTTGCTAAATTGGTTGTGCAAGTTGGGAATGAAACCAAATTGGCAATAAAAGAGATTGTTAAAAGTGGATGGAATAATGGGGAATTGCCAGAAGATGTTTATAAAAATATTAAAAGTGTTGTACCGTTGGATACTAGGAGAAAAAATTCACTAATAAGATATGAACAGGGATTACTAAAGAATAAGGATTTGAGAAATAGATTTCGTAATGATAAGGAATTTTTTAAAGACGTTGCAAGATTGAAAGAAAAATATCATCAGAAATTACTTTTGGATAGAGGGCGAACAATTGGACGAACTGAAAATATTAATTTAGCGAACGAAGGAAGTCGCCAGATGTATGAAGCAAGTGCAAAACAAAATGAACAGATACAAAATAATTATGAACTTAAGTGGGTAGTAACTCCTGATGATAGACTTTGTAATAATTGCAGACAGATGATAAATGCTAGAAGTTCTTTTACGGGAACTTTTGAAAATAAAGCTAATGTTAAAATTGTTCAAGAGGGAGGATTAAGACGGCCAACATTACATCCAAGGTGTAGGTGTGCAATTGTTTGCGTAAGGAAAAATTAAATACGTTTATATTAAATAGCAATAGGTTTAAATAGAATTACAATATGATATTATTATATGAGAATACGATGTATAAATAGGAAAAATTGTATTATATGTAATGAAGAATTAACATCAAATAATTGTAATATACATATAAGTGGAAAACAAAAAGGTAAATTTTATCCATATTGTAAACAATGTGGTAGCAAAAAAGGATCTGAATGGAGTAAACACAATTTAGAAAAACGAAGAAAAATTTCGCACGAAAAATATGGAATACTCCCATTAAATGATAAAAGGTCTGGTGGCGGATATTTAGGTATTTATATAGCAGAGAAAGTTTTATCTAAATTCTTTGATAATATTAAACAAATGCCATACAGAAATCCTGGTTATGATTATATTTGTAGAAATGGTTTTAAGATAGATGTTAAAAGTTCAACAGAGCATAATAATAAAAAAAGTAAATATAATTTTTGGACATTTAATATACTATATAATCAAATAGCAGATTATTTTTTATGTTTAGCATTTGATAATATAAATAATTTGAATCCTTTGCATATTTGGTTAATACCAGGAAAAGACATAAATAATAAATGTAGAATTGATATATATAATAATGAACATGGTTTATTAAAATATAAAAAATATGAAAAATCATTAGATAAAGTAATCGTATGTTGTAATAAAATGAAACAAGTTTAAATACATTTTTGTTTTGTTGTATTTTCGAGATCGTTGTATTTTTATTTTTATTTTGAATTGATGAAATGGGATAGGCTGATGATAATATATGTCGAAAGTTAGAATCTTAAAAGTCGATAAACAGAAGCAGATTGTTTTCGGGCCGGTATTAATCCCAAATGTTTCCGATCTTCAGGGAGATATTATAACTGAGGAAGATATTGAAAATGCAGCACATAGATATATGATTGAATCGCGTGTTACTGGTTTTAGGCATGAAACTGAATTGGATGCCGCTATAGTAGAATCTTTCATAGTAAAATCAGATAGTTGGTTTGAAAATAAAAGCGGTTCTGATGGTGAATATATTCCTAAAGGGGCCTGGCTTGTCGGCATGAAAATTTTCAATGAACAGGTATGGCAAGGAGTATTAGAAGGTAAATATAATTCTTTCAGTATTGGGGGATTTGGTGAAAGACAAGATATAGATCCTGCCGTTATGGAAGGGGCGGGAGAAGGCGGTGGTAACTGATGGTAGGGGAAAAATTACTTACTAATATTGAGGTTAAAGAAATCTCAATAGTCCCTTATGGTGCAAACAATAAAGAATTTTTGCTTGTTAAGGGAACAGAAAATTATGATATTAATAAAGTGTTTTGGTTGCAGAAAGAACAAATTAAAAATGGAGCTGATAGTATGGTAAATGAGGAAGAGCTGAAGAAGCAAAAACTTGAAGCGGATAGAATTGAAAAGGAAAAGCTAGAAAAAGAGCAATTTGCTAAAGAGCAACTTGAGAAGAGTGCTAAGGAAGCCATCGAGAAGGCTGAGAAGCTTGCTAAGGAAACTGAAGATCTTAAGAAGCAGCTTGCCGAAAAAGATAAGACTATTGCAGAAAAAGATACTCTATCAAAACAGGCTCTTGAAATTGCTAAGACTGAGAGAGATGCAAGAATTACCAAAGAGAAGGTAGATTTTGCAAAAGATAACTATGGATATCTAGGGGATTCTAAGGAAATTGGTGTATTTCTGAAGAGTGCCGAAGAAAAACTTTCTAAGGAAGAGTTTGAGCTTATTGGGAAAATTTTTGCTGGTGCAAACGAGAAGATTAAGAAGGGCAATCTGTTTGAGGAAATTGGAAAAGATAGTACTCAAACTTCCAGTGGCAATGTAATTGAAAAAGTAAATAAGATGGCTTCCGAACTTATGAAAAATAATGCAGACCTGTCTTATGGGGATGCAGTGGCAAAGATATTTGATAGTGATGATTCACTGTATAAAGAATATATTAAAGCTGGTGGTAATTAATGGCAATATCAGAACTTGGTATTAATTTGGACATTTCAAAGTTTCCGGCAGGAGAAGCTATGGCTGATTCCGATGGAGACGATGCTGATTATATTAATAGAGTTGTATGTCTAAATAGTGATGCAGAGGTTGTTTATCCCACAGCGCAAACAGATATACCTTTCGGTATTCTTATTGAAGGTGGTGCTGATGGTGAGTATGTTACTGTCAGAGTATTTGGGGTTTGTCCTGTTAAGGTAATTGAGGCTATTGCACTACCAAATGTAATTGGTATTGGTATTGATATTGCTGCCATTGATGGAAGAGTGCAAGCTGCAATAGCTACAAATTATGTAGTTGGTCAACTGTTAGAAGATTCTGACGCAGAAGATGATATTGTAACTGCTATGATTAATTGCTTAAGTCCAAGTATAAAGGCATAAATAAATAAATTTATGAGGTGAAAAAAGATGGCTAGACCAAATAAGGCAGGAGTTCATATTGATGGACTCCTTAGTAATGTTTCAATTGCTTATCTACAACAACAGGATGTATTTATATTTCCGAAAGTTTTTGCACCTGTTCCTGTAGATAATCAATCTGATAAATATACGATCTATGATGTGGATGATTTTAATCTAGATGAGGCAGAAGTTAGAAAGGATAGTACTGAGTCTGCTGGTTCTGGTTATGATCTATCTAACGATAATTATAATTGTGAAGTCTATGGGTTTCATAAGGACGTTGGAGATCAAATTCTTGCTAATGCTAACAAGACTTTCAATCTATTCCGAGATGCAACGGAATTTGTCACTAGAAAGATTCTTCTAAAAGAGGAAAGAAAGTGGGTAGATGCATACCTAACATCTGGCGTATGGGGAGAAACCCTAGTCGGAGGAACAGATTTCGATCAGATTTCAGAAGCTACTAGCAGTCCTATTGAGCTATTCTCTAATGAAATGGTAACTATGCTGGAAGCTACAGGAATTGAGCCAAATACTCTCGTACTTGGATATAAATGTTTCAATGATCTAAAGAATCATCCTGACTTTGTGGACAGAGTTAAGCATTCTAGCTCTGATGCCGTTACAGAACAGATTATGGCACGTCTTATCGGAGTTTCGAGGATACTTGTGGCAAAGGCTGTTGTAGCTTCTGGCAAGGGTGCAACAAAGACTACTGCATTTTCTTTCGGAAGAAATGCGCTACTTTGCTATGCAAATCCAAGTCCGAGCCTGTTAGCACCAAGTGCCGGTTATACCTTCTCCTGGGGATATGCCGGTGTTGGGCCTGTAGCGGTTGACAAGTTCTATATTAAGGAGAAAAAAACTACCAGAGTCGAGGCCGAAGTTGCTTTTGATTGTAAGATAACGGCGGCGTCACTTGGTAAGCTTTTCCA